GACAACGCATCCGCGTTTTGCGGACAGGAGAACTGGGTACAGTGGTGGACAAGACTCTTATACGCAAAAAAGGTAATGTAGGAGTCTATTGCAGGGTCAAGCTGGATAAATCGCCAGACCTGGATACCTGGTTCTTCGCAGACCAACTTGGCCAAACGAAAGAGTATGCCACCATCTATTTCGAAGGCGAGAAAAAGGAGGGCATACTCGTGGGCGTGGAGATTGACCACGAAAAAGACAGGATAAGCAATCTCAGGGTAGCCTCTGCCAACCCTGATAATATATTTCAGCACCAGGGATTACATGCCGAATTGGCCAGAACTGTCGTCAAGGCATTGAGGGATGCTCAGAAAAAGTGTCCTTAATCCGCCGGAACAATCTATCTACTTTCGAACCAAAATCTACTGCAATGCCATTCACTCAAGATGATGTACGACGTATCAAGGATGCCAGCGATGGCCGGCTCCTTGATATCATTAGCGATTTCCACGAACTTCGCAAGCGTGGGAAGGATTATGTATGCGACTGCCCTGTCTGCAAAGGGAAGGATAAGATGAATGTATCACCATCAAAGGGTATATTCAAGTGTTGGAACTGTCCGGACGTTTCAGGAAATAACACCATCAGTTACCTGATGAAGGCTGAACGAATGACTTACCCGGAGGCGCTTGACCATCTGGCCAGACGTTTCAGTGTTATACTCGACACGCCCCCCGTCACACCTGCCCGTGCGAAACAGCCAAAGATGAAAAATCAGAGCCGCGATGCCAAGGGGGAAAACACAGACAGCTACTGCGCCCGTATGCTGGCGGACAGTGGTCTGACCTTTGCGGACGTTACGGCGAAGATATACAAGACGGGCGACACTCAAAGTATATTCGAGGCCAGGACATTTCGTCCTGGTACTGTCGATGAGTATGGCAACATCGTCGACGGCGATGATGTTATCATCGAGTATTACGATCTTGAGGGAATGCCCGTCACCTACCTGCGCAAGATACCCGGTCGGAAAAAGAATCAATCCGAACCCAAGGAATACTACCGTGTGCGTTGGCAGTACCCGGATGAACACTTGGACAAGAACGGCCAACCCTATAAATACAAGTCACCTGCAGGAAGTGGAACTCCCATCTACATACCCGAAAGACTTCGACGTATGTATAAGGAGAAGGCGCAATTCGCCCGCCTCTATATCCAGGAAGGCGAAAAGAAAGCGGAGAAGGCGTGCAAGCACGGCATCCCCTCCATCGCTGTCAGTGGCATTCAGAACCTTGGCCAGAAGGGTTCGCTTCCTGAAGACTTGGTGAAAATCATTTCTACTTGCGGCGTACAGGAAGTGGCATTTATCTTTGATTCTGATTGGAATGACCTGAGCAGGAATATCAAAATCAACACGCCGGTAGACACCCGACCCAAGTGTTTCTTCGCTGCAGCCCGCAACTTCAAGGAATACATGCGAATGCTGAAGAACAGAGGCATCATGGTGGAGATATTCGTCGGGCACATTAATAAGAACGACGCCGGTGACAAGGGGCTGGACGACCTGTTGGCCAATACCCTGCAAGGGCGTGAGGACGAGCTGGCCAAAGACATGGAGTTCGCCTGCAACGAAAAGAGCGGGCATGGAAAGTGGGTGGACATGTACAAGGTGACCACCTGGAACGACCAGAAGCTGCGCGAGCTGTGGAACCTGCACAGCCATGAGAAGTTTGCCGAGCAGCACAAGGACGTGCTGAAGGAGCTGCCGGAGTTCATCTTCGGCCGCTATGCCTGGAAGTTTGACGAGGATGGCAAGCTGGTATCTGCTTTGCCGTTTGAGGAAGACGAGAAGTTCTGGATAGAAATCCCAAAGGAAGACAGACAGGGAAACCCAAAGACTGACAGCAACGGAAATCCGCTGTATGATTGCCAATACGATTACGTGGCCGGGAAGAATTTCTTTCAGAACCGGGGCATAGGGCGGTACCGCCTGCTCAACGACAGTTGGGAGCTTATCCACCTGGACCCGCCGGTGGTACGCACCCTCAGCGTGGACGATGCCCGCGATTTCATGTATTCGTTTGCCGAGCAGCATTGCTCCCGGCGTGTCAACAACATGCTGCTGCAGGGAGGCTCGCAGTATGTGGGGCCTTATCAGATGGCGCGCCTCGCTTACATCACTCCCAATTTCATCGAACCGAGCCGTGAAGAGCAATACTTCTACTTCGCGTCGCGGTGCTGGCAAATCAACCAGCACGAAGTCAAGCAGGTAGGCTATGAAAGCATCGTGCATCATATATGGAGCGAGCAGAAGAAGCCGGTCGATGCCGAATACTATGGCCACCCTCTTATTACCTTCAGCGAGAACGATGGAAAGTACACTTATCAGCTATCACCTGAAGGTGTGAAATGCCACTACCTGCAATTCCTGATAAATGCCAGCAACTTCACCTGGCGAAAAAAGCCGGAAGAAGTGGAAGAAGACGAACTGCTGGAGAACAATCTGCATTTGCTGTCGAAGCTCTGCGCCATCGGCTTCATGCTGATGGAAGTCAAGGACGCGAATGTAGCCCGGGCCGTCATCGGCATGGACGGGAAGCAGAGCGAAGTCGGAGAATCCAATGGGCGGAGCGGAAAGTCGCTCATCGGCGAGCTGATGCGCCAGGCTATGCCGATAGTCTATATCCCTGGCAAGCGGACGGATATTTTTAACGATGCTTTTATATGGAACGACATCGACGAGAAGACCCGGCTTGTGTTTATCGACGACGTGCTGCAGAACTTCAACCTCGAGTATCTGTTTCCCAACCTGACAGGAGACTGGACGGTGAACAAGAAGGGCGGCAGTCGTATCACCTACCCCTTTGCCAAATCGCCGAAAATCTATATATCCACCAACCACGCCATCAAGGGCACAGGTTCCAGCTTCACCGACCGCCAATGGCTGATAGCCTTCTCCGACTTCTACAATGACACCCATAAGCCGCAGGATGATTTCGGGATGTTGTTCTTTAAAGAGTGGGATTATCAGCAGTGGAACCATTGCTGGAACCTGCTGGCCAACTGCATCCAGTTGTATCTGCGCTATGGCGTCGTGCAGGCACCTGGAGAACGGCTTGAGCAACGGAAGCTCCGTCAGGAGATTGGCGAGACATTGATATCCTGGGCCGATGAATATTTCAGTGATGACCAGCATATCAATCACCGTATTGCGAGGAAAGAAATGTATGATTCGCTTATTACGTACGATCCAGCTCAGCGGAAGTATATTCTTCCAACCGCTTTCAAGAAAAAGCTGGTACTCTATTGCAAATGGAAAGGCTATATTTTCAATCCACAAAAATATGACAAGAAGAGTGGGTTGCCCTTGTACCTGGACAAGGACGGGAAGCCAATACTCGATGACAAGAGCGGAGGTGTAGAATACTTTACCATCGGTACGCCAGACTGTGACGCACCGACAGAAGCCACTGATCCGATGGGGTTAGTTGTCGATTCAACCGGTAAACTTGATTTCTAGTTATGTCAGACACACATGAGGAAATAGTTAACAGGCTGATGGTATTATACAAAAAAGCACCATCCCGGTTCATGGCCTTCTATAATGCTGTGTGGTTGATGTGTTATGAGTTGCCAGAAGGGCAATCCTTCCGCATATCTGACCGATGTTCAGAGAGAAGCAGGGACACATTCATAGATATTGTGACCCTGTGCATTATAGAAGAACCTTATAATATCGAACGAGGTGAATTATATCTGTCTGATGACCATGAACGGGTGTGCAGGGGTGTAGGATTCAGGCCGTCGAGGACCTTTAGAGAACGCTTCTATCAGAAGTAGTCTAACCCAATTTATTACTATGTAAAGATACACATTTTCAACGACATAGACAAATTTGTTATGGTAAAAAAAGAACTAAAAATACATGTTGTTGTATCACCAGACCCGGCAGAGCGTCGTCGTATGTTGACACAGTTGGCCGTACGCGCAGGATTCGCCCGCATCCCATCAGATGCTGCCAAACTTCTGTCCAGTGACATATATGACATAGACTTACATACCGCTTATTTCGTTATATGTCCGGATTACAATTTCAGAGGCGCCACTCTGACCAATCAGCGCCTCTATGAGCTGGCCGTTCGCGGCATTTTTGTAGCCGTCGGTGTCAAGCATATCCCCAGGAAATATGAATTCCTTTGTATAAGCTATCACCCTGAGGACTTCCGATAGTCGATGTATTATTGTACACATCAGTCGATGTATTATCTGTCCTTGCCATTTCCCGGCTGCTGGCGCGTGAGCGTCGGCAGCCGTTGTTTTATCAGCCTCTTTCCCCTTTACCCCTATCTCATCATTATAAGCAAATAGGACATTCGTGCGGCGCCGCGGAGCGACACCGGGAGGGTATATATATTTTTCATTTTTTATATATAAGGTATTGTACTACCTAAAAAAACGATATAAAAATCGTGCAATCGTGCAGTTGTACAGTTGTACAGTTATATAAATCTGGAAATCAAATAAATAAAGTTGCACTATTTTTGCACGAATAGTGCACAAATAGCGCACGATTCGTACTTTTTGGAGAAAAATGCCAAAAAGTACGCAAATAGGCGAAATTGTGCGCCGCTGTACGTTTTTTGTGCGCACACAACGACTTGTATATCAGTCATTAGCGACTAGGCCAGTGCACGAATGCACATCCGCACTATTTTTATACCTCTATTTTGCCTCTGTTCATGCTTGATGTGTTCTTATTCATTATTCATAATCTTATTTACACATAAACTTTGAATGATATTGAACAAAAATGTAGACCGATAACGTTGTATAAGTTATTCGTTTTTAGTATATTTGTATGAAAATCAGTAATTTAAATATATGACAACGACACGCATATCTGTACCTGAACACTTGAAAGAATACATCGTCGGTAAATACGGTATTGATTCTGACAACCCAGTCCGCCTGCCAGATACATTAGACTTGTATCATTGTATCTATGACCTGCTCGAGAAGCGGCCAGCTGATCAGCCGGTAGATAGAGGTAATCTCGAGCTCGTATTGCCTGAACGCAGCATCGGCAAGAGGCCGGAAAGCTACAATTATTTAGGTGTGCGCTCACAGAAGATTCTGGCAAAAAAGATCGAGATAATGATGTGGGCAGAAGTACATGACTTGCTTGACACGCTGAAGCATCGAGATGGGATAGATTATAAAGATGCCGTGCATTTGTTCATCTGCAAGTACCGCATAGATAGCCTGACAGAAGATGCCTTTCTGAAAAACTACTATCGATGGAGAGGAACTGTGAGGAGACGTGAAAAAAGGAAATATCAGCGGAAATAATTCGTGCAGCAAGTGTATTGCTTTGTCCTGTTTAATCACGAAAAGTGATTGAAAACAGCACGAAAAATGTCAAATATTTAATAATCAGAATATTATGAATAATATAGGTGGTATTATAAGATGCGAGATATGTTTATCTTCAGAGATTAGTAATTTCACGACCAATGGGAAAAATGTCATTGTACAAGGAGAAGGAAATCGTGTTGATATTTGGACGGAATTGCCAATAAACAGAAATAACACCACCTGTGTAGCACCACCTGAGAAAGGTGATGCTGGAACTTGTTACAATCATCAATTCGGCACTATCCTACCTACACAAAGCATTGATAATAAGCTATATGAATATATACAATTTTGTATCAAATCAGGATGTGTCATAAGATACACGGATGCAAATGAGCATGTTCGAATACTGGGCACTAAAGATTATCCCCTTTTGGGAACACTGGAGGAAACATCAGGAAGTAAAGCCAGTGATTTAGCTGGGTATCAGTTGATTTTATCAGGTACTTCACTCTATCCAGCACTCTCTTATATAGAGGTATAGCGTCCTTCCTCATCATTGATAATCGTCGTATCATTGCATCATATTTGATTGCAATGGGAAAACGTATCATTTTAACAGACGAATCACTTAACCGCTATGGTTATCGAGTTCTTACGGATGGCATTGATTTGGAGTCGTTCAAAAAGAACCCGATACTGTTGTACATGCACTTTCGCGATGAAGGAAGCCCCATGTGGGGGAATTATAAAGCGATTGGCCATTGGAAGGATATACGTATAGAAGACGGTACCCTCAGTGCTGAGCCCGTATTCGACGAGGTGGACGAGCTGTCAAAGACGGTTGCCGCCAAGTTCAATGCCGGAACATTCAATGCCGCAAGTATAGGTATACGTATTCTCGCCACTTCTGGCGAGAAGGAATACCTCGTGCCCGGTCAGACTCGAGAGACCGTGACCAAATGTGACCTTATGGAAGCCAGTATCGTGGACGTACCAGCCAATGCCAATGCTGTCAGATTGTATGACCGCTCCACTTCTGCCTGTCTGGCAGCAGGAATGGAAGCTAATGCAGTGCCAGAACTCAAATCATCAATCTCAAGTGTTATGAATTTAAAGAAAAAATGGAAATCAGTCCTTTCCTTCTTAAAGATTGGCAAGGATAAGGCCGATGCGACCGCCATCACCGATGAACAGCTTGATTCGCTTGATGCAGAACTTTCTCGCCTTCAGGGAGAGAATGACCAGCTGAAATCAGACAAAGCAAAAGCTGAAGGAGATTTAAGCACAGCCACCAATGAAGTGACCACACTGAAAACCGAATTGCAAAAGAAGGACGGTGAAATCAGTACTCTCAAGACAGACCTGCAGAAGAAAGATGATGAAATCAAGCAGCTCAAGGAACAGGTCGATAATTTGAAGAAAGGGCCGGCAGATAAGGACGAACATCTCACTCCGAAGTCAGAACCTGGTTCTGATGAAAAGGAAGATCTGGCTGCTTTTGGTGAAAAGAACTCAAGCGATTATGAAGCCATGTCTGCTCGATTGAAAGAAGAAGGTTTAATTTAAACTCATGTAAAATGGCAACACCTAAATTGATTGACGTCAGTAAGCTCAATGAAGCTATGACGATATATGACAAGACTTTGCGTACGCTACCTTATGCCACACTGAAAGATGTGGCTGCACTCCTGCATCTCAATCTGATGGATTTGCAAGGAAAGCATGTGCGTATCAACGAACGTAGACATGCCGGCGGTACCCAGTCTTATAAGATTGGTAAAGATTTCGGTATGGTAGAAAAGCTGCTCACTTTTGAACCATCTGCCATTGAACCCAAGGATGTAGTCTGCATCACCAAGGAGAACAGCCAGATATATGGCGACAATGAGTTACTGGTAATCGGAGGCACACCAGTCAGCAATGTGAATAAAAGGCATCCTCTGGAGACTCGAGTCGCCTTCACCTTGGTCAAGAACCACACTGAAGATGTAGTATATGCAATGTTTCATGCCGAACGTGACGAAGACAGCAAATCACCGGACGGTGCATTTGATGGTTTCTTCACCAAGGCTGACATGCTGATAGCCTCCGGCGCCGTCAATGCAGCCCGAGGAAACTTCTCTGTCAGTGGAGAGTTCGCCATGCCGACAAGTGAGACGGATTATTCAGCGTATGAAAATCTTGTTGAATGGATTGGCGGCACACACACCTATCTGAGAAGCAGCATAGGTGGTACACCCCAGCTCTTGTGTGCAAACACCGTATTATTGGCAGCCCGTGCGGCCCTCCGCAATAAGCTGCGCATGCAGGAATACCCCAGCATGCAACGCATGATTGAGCTTTTGCGAGAAGACGCCATGTGCCCGTCTCTTATCGTAGACACACATGAAGCATTAGGCCGCGGTAGCCGTCTGATTCTCCAGAAAGTTGGGAATATGGATTTGGCGTTCAATACGCAGGCTGCCGCTCGATTCTGTCAGGTACGTGACATCTATGAAGACCCCAATGAATGGCAGTTCTGGCTGCAGAGCGGATATGACACCCGTATCAACGACTGGCATGAGAAAGTATTCTGTACGAACGAACAGAAGAATGAAGGGCTTGATCTGGCCGGTGACTATTGCAAGACTGGTGCTGTCAGCGTGACGATAACCGGTGATGACGGCAAAGGATTGTGGAATATCCAAGGTAAGGCAGCCAAACGCTCCAGCGGGCAGTACATCAATGGTATTGCACCTGGTACATATACCATTGAGTTCTCTGATGTCGATGGTAAGACGAAGCCTGAGAACATCGCCAGTGTGGAAGTGAATGCCGGTGAGGTAACAGCCAAAGAGGCTGCTTATACACCCGGAGCTTGATATGTCTCACATAAAACTGTAAAGAAATGAAAAATAGAAAGTTATACATCGTACTGGCAATTGCTCTTATTGCCGTACTAACCGTATATATCACTGGAAGCGCAGAGTGGAATGATACGAGCCTGATCATGGCAGTAGGGCCAGCTTTTGCTCCGTTAAAATGGCCTATGGGGCGTAATAATATGGGGGGATTCAAGGGATATTTGCTGTTCGTGCCAGCCGATGCCGCCACCCAGGTGCCAACTGTACCCCAGTGGGATGAAGCAACCAACAATTCTAATTTGGTAACTGCTGCCGGTTCGTTCACATTCCCGGAAGAAGGTGCAGTCGAGATGCCTATATATCTGTATAATACTGATGCCAAAGTAGGTTATTCTGTGGAATCCCAAGGTGAAGTTGACGGAATCAGCTATAAGCAGACCCTGACAGGTTTCTTCCCTGGAAATATGAAGGAGGCACACGCTTTTGCCGCAATGGTAAAGAATACACCTGGCTACTACATCTTTGAAGATACAGATGGCCAACAAATGATGGTAGGTCAGCCGGGAATGCCTGCTGCGACATCAGTATCTTACAATGGCGGACAGGCTCGAGCAGACCTGCGTGGGCACACTTTCACTATCACAGCCGACAGTAATTATAGTGCCATCTTTTTGGAAACTCCGATTGATATCGAAAAGATAAAAGATGGTAGTTGGACATCTGCAGGTGCAGAAGAATGATATGAAGCGGAAGGAACAACTCTTTAACTGGTTAGCCAACCGTCAGCGCAAGTACGCTGACGGTATGGCCCTGTTTCGAGCGTTGGCCAATGACAACATGAAACAGCGATACGGTATCTATCTTGAGCAAGGAGCAGATGGTGTTTCACACCCGTTTGACCCACGATTCACTCAGTTGGTCAATAGCCTGTCGAAGATTGCACAATCAGTTCGAGGCGGCCTGCTGATACCAGCCGCCGAGGAAGAAATGGATGTGCAGCAGGTGGAAACATCGGATGCGGTAAAGAATGAGGAAATCAAGAAGCGCAATGACCGCATACAGGAACTGGATGTACTGAACGAAGACTTGCAGACACGCATAGGCTATCTGGAAGACGGCAGTGAAGAACATGCTGAAGAGATTGCTGATTTGAAGGCAAAAGTAGAAAGTAATCTCGAAGAAATACTGCAATTGCGTAAGGAAGTAGATGTATTGAACGCGCCTGGAGTAAAAGTAGTGACAGATTCTACTTTGCCCAAATCTTTGCAGAAAGCGTATGCTCGAATTAAAGAAATTGCGCCTCTATATGCCAGCCTGCACAATGACCTTACGAATACAGATTTATCTGATGATGAGCGTAAGGAATTGGCTAATCAGCTTTGCGACCTCGATGACGAGCGGCGTAAGCTGTGGCGTTCTATCGACCAGTGGGCTGAAGGAAAGGCTACGCTGGAACTGGAAGAAAAGCGCCCGGAATACAGCGACAATGCCGTCGTCCGAGGTTATGAAATGGCTCGTCAGATCAAGCGTCTGAAAGAGAACATACGTAACAGCCAATCAGCTGCAACAAAAGCCCAGGCAGACGGTAAACAGAACGTCTACGACAATGCCATGAAGCGAATTGCACGATACGAGGCAGAGCTGAAGGAACTCGAAGAAGAGGTACAACAAGGTGAAAAGGTTCAATGAACTATTTGAGGATGCACTGTGCCCCGGCCAATGCAGGCCGTTCATGCACAAGGGAGAGTGGGCAATACACGAAGTATTGCCTTCTCTTTTATGTGCCATCGGAGAGGCCGATGTGCGCATAGCTACCTTCAGCGTGTCGGAAGATAGCTTGCGTCCTCTTTTCTTCCTGACCGATGAATCGAAGATACGGAGTCTCACCCTGCTGCTTGATCACACGGTCAAGCGTCACAAGCTCGATTTGCTGTTGTTTGCAGCCAACATCACCCCCGATATCCGTATCGATGCCTGCCATGCCAAGCTGCTGCTGGTTGAAAACGAGCGGTACCGTTTCGGCATCTGCGGTTCGGCCAACCTCAATCAGAACCACCGGTGGGAAGCAGGGTTCTGGTTCACCTCCGGCGACAGCTACGATTATTTCTCTGCAACTTTTAACCAGGCATACGCCGACGCCCTACCCTATGACGCTATCCGATGAACAGCTCCAGCAAGTAGAAGAGATGGCCGCTGCCCTGTTGCCGCCCTCTGAAATCGCCATTTTGATAAGGATTGACGCTGATCAGCGCAACCTGTTCTGCGAGATATGCAAGAATCACACCAACAGCGACATCTACACGGCCTACCATCGCGGCCGGCTACAGACCAAGTACGAGTTGCGCAAGACCGTCATCAAATTGGCCAAGGCAGGCAGTCCGGCAGCAGAACCGCTGGCCGACAAGTATATGAAGGAACAAAACATTCAGGAATAATGAAAGAAGATACCACCTACGAACGCATTGAGCGAAGCCTGTTCAAGGACCAGGAAGAAGCAGCACGCACCCTCTCCGCCCGTGAACTGGAGATAAAGCGCAGGATGATGCTCTGTGTCTCCAAGAAGATGGAAGACCCGCTTGTGGAAGACACCGAAATGGTGAATTTCCTGATACACGGTTGTGCCGGACAGGCCAACCCAGTCAGCAAGAGTCAGGCCTACCGCGACATCGCCATGATGAACCGGCTGGTGGGCAACATACAGCTGGCCGCCAAGTCGTGGTATCGCTACATGATTGTCGAGGGAGCGAAGAAAGCCTATAACGTGGCCATCGAGAACAACGATGCCAAGGGAGCAGCTGCCGCCCTCGACAAAATAGGCAAGTACACCCGCTGCGACAAGGAAGACGACGCTTTCGACTATTCGCAGATGATACCGCCCTCGTTCGAACCGAGCGACGACGTGACCTTGGTAGAGGGTCTTGAACCCGTGGATAATGTGGAAGAAAAGCGTCGCCAGCTGCGCGAATACTTCAAGGGGCAGGCAGTAGATGCCAAGATAATGAAGAATGAGAAATGAAGAATGAAGAATTTGTAGTCCCTTCGGCTCAGGAGCTTCGGATGAAGCAGGCAAACGTCGTCCGCAAGTTTTTCAACAAGATGCAGCGTCAGGCCATGGCCATCGGTGCCCACGACGAATATATCATCGCCTCGCGCGGAACAGGAAAGTCGGAAGGCATCGACGCCCGGTTCATCCTGCGCAACGTTTGGGAAATGCCCGGTTCGCTTGGCGCCCTGATATCGCCCAGTTATGCCAAGGCCTGGGGCAACACCTTGCCCGCTATCTGCAAGGCTTTGGCCGAGTGGGGCTATCTGGAGGGCGTGCACTACGTCGTCGGCCACCGTGCCCCGGCCTCGATGGGTTTTCGCCTGCTGGTACGACCCCTGATGCGTGAAGGGTGGAACAATGCCTTCCACTTCTGGAACGGTACCGTCATGGTGGTGCTGTCGTTCAACCAGGGCATGTCGGCCAACTCCATGTCCATCGACTGGGTAATCGGGCCCGAAGCCAAGTTCCTCAGCTACGAGAAAATAAAGAGCGAGGTAAACCCTGCCAACCGTGGCAACCGACAGTATTTCGGCCAGTGTCCCCACCATCACAGCGTATGCTACAGCACCGATATGCCCACCGCCGCCATGGGTCGCTGGATATTGGACAAGCAAGAGGAAATGAACAACGACCATATCAACCTCATTCGCACCCTCTACAAGCAGCTGCAGGACTACAAACGCAAACCTCTGACCGACCATGTGCAGCGGCAGATACGCGAGCTTCGGCGCGACCTCGACATCGCCCGACGCTACCAGCCGCCGGTCCGTCCGCAGCCCGGCAAGACACGCGAGTACACCGTGTTCTACGGCGAGTACGACGTATTCGACAACCTCGAAGTGCTTGGCGAGGACTACATCTGGCAGATGTACCGCGACTCGCCGCCGCTGGTGTGGCGCACAGCCTTCCTCAACGAGCGTCTCTACCGGGTGGAGAATGGCTTCTATTCGGCCCTTGACGAAAAGGTGCATTTCTACACCCCGACAGACAGCGGACGCCTCCAAGCCTTGGGAGCCGACTGGAAGCGGCTGACCGCCAGCGGCTGCCTGGGCGACGGCGACCTTGATTTCGACGCCCCCCTGCATATAGCCTTCGACTCCAACGCCTCCATCAGCAGCTGCTGCGTGGGCCAGAAGGACGGCGGAACGATGCGCGTGCTGAAGTCCTTCTATGTCAAGACCCCCGGCAAGCTGCAAGACCTGGTGAAGCAGGTGGCCGACTACTACCGCCCCAAGCTCCGGCACGATGTCGTGGTCTACTACGACCACACCTTCACCTGGGAGACCGGCTCCAGCAACGAAAGCTACGCCGACATCATCCGCCGGGTGCTGGAGGAGAATGGCTACAACGTGGAGATGGTGTACGTAGGCCAGGCGCCCCGCCACGACTGGAAGCACCTGAACATCGACCGTGCGCTGAAGGGCGACCCCGACTTCCTGCTCATCCGCATCAACCTCTACAACAACGAATTCCTCAAGATAGCCATGGAGCAGACCGGCATACGCCAGGGCAAAAATGGCTTCGAGAAGGACAAGACACCCGAAGGAACTCCCGACACGCCCGACGCCCCCGACGAATACAAGACCCACATCACCGATGCCTTCGACACCCTGTGGCTGGGCATGAACTTCTTCTTCACCGAGCCGGGAATGGCGTCAACCGGTATTTTCTTCCTGAAGAAATGAGGTTGTCCTTTCCCGCAGGACGCCCGTGCCCTACCTTAGCCCCCGGTTAATTTCAATGTTTCACCCATAATTCTGTAACATCATGGCATTTTTCAAAGCACAGAAAGTCAAAATCAACGGGAAGTTCTATCCCGTGGCCGTGCTGGTAGACCGGCCGATGGAAATCGACGAAATCGCCGCACAGATTGCCGAAGCCAGCACCGTGGCCAAGGCCGACGTGGTGGCCGTGCTGGCAGCCCTGCCCACCGTCATGGCACGCGGCATGAACGCCGGACGCAGCGTGCACCTGCAAGACCTGGGCTTCTTCCGCTACACCGCCGCCGCACGCAAGGGCGGACGCGACACGGCCGAGGAAGTGACAGCCAACGACATCGTGCGCGCCCGCATCCGCTTCACGCCCGAGACGCGATTCAGCGGCGACACGGCCACGCGCGCGCTGGCGCCCACCGAGGTGCACTGGACGCGCTACAACGGCCAGCCGCAGCCCGACCCCGAAGAACCCGACGGCGGCGACGACCAGGGCGGCGGCTCCATGGGCTAATAGGCCCGGCCATTGCCTAAGGCTATCTTAGATGCCACCTAAGGCTATCTTAGATGCTGCCTAAGGCTATCTTAGACGCTGCCTAAGGCTATCTTAGACAAACTTGACAAACGGGCGGAACCCACGGCGGGCTCCGCCCGTTGTCTTTATAGCATATCTGTTGTGTTAAATTATGGTTAAATATTATGCAAACATTTGATAATCAAATAATTGCAAATATATTTGTAGCGAAAAATCAAAATTAACCATCAAAAACTACGGAATTATGGAAGAAAAGACGATTATCAGAGTGAATGGCGTGGACATCGTGGCCACAAGTGAAGGACTTATCCCCATCCGGCCGATATGCGAGGCGCTGGGAATTGACTATTCGAGACAGCTGAAAAAAGTTAAGGAAAGTGAAGATTTCGGTTCAGTTGTGGGCGTGACGCCCACAACTGGAGCCGACGGCAAACAGTACGAAATGGTTTGCCTGCCGGTGGAATACATCTACGGATGGCTGTTCACCATCAACCCCGACAACGTGAAAGAGGAAGCACGCGAGAAAGTGCGCCGCTACCGCATGGAGTGCTACCATGCCCTCTACCTATACTTCCACCGCTCCATCGAACGGATGGACGAGCAGAACCGCCTGGAGCGGGAGTCGCTGCACATCATCGACCGGGCCACGGCGCAGATTGACGAACTGAAGAAGCTGGTGGCCGGAGAACGACGCAAGGTGGAAAAGCTGCGCGAGGAGCGGCTGAAGAACGAGCGGCAGCTGTTCGACTAAAGGAATAATGTCCAGTTGAGGTGCTCAGCACCTCAACTGGACACTCCAACCATCCACCTCAGGGGGACGGTTGGCATACATCCAGTTATCCCCCTCAGAGGGACAACTGAACGAGGCAGCCTGGGAACTCCTTCGAGGGCGGAAGCAAAAAAACTTCCGCCTTTTTTGTTGCATTTCCAAATATTATCACTATGTTTGCAATGCCAAATTACTATACGCAATGCGTATCCGTCGAGCACCCGGATAGATGCTCAATACGAAATTGGGCTTTTTTTATGTCCATCGGTGTCACCCGTTGCCTAGTGGGTGATATTCATATACGAAAATTACGGCTGTCTTTTCCCACATATAGATGCTCTTCGGATGCAGCGTATGGTAGTTTGGCGACTTTCGGGAAATGGGCAGCCGTTCGTGTATTCGTAAACTTGCCCGTAACAGCCAAACTACCATACGTATATGAAAAAAGAACTGACCATCGGCACGTCCGCCGTGCCTGCTCACCTCACGAATAAGGTGAGCAAAATTCGTGAACTGCTCAACCGTGTACTACCTGAAGACTGCCAAATCAAGACCACCCGCGATGCCTGGCATGTGGGTGCCATCGGTTGCCTGTGCCTGTCGTTCGTGCTGCCCCCGGCGGTGCTGGGGCTGGCGTATTGTGTCGTACAAGCAAGGAAGGGAGGCAGGAAATGACAGAAGTTAAGCATCTGAAGCCATCTGCAGTTGCCTACGTGCAAAGCTATCGAACCAATAGCGACTCGGCTCATACCGGCTACCGGTACGTTCTTTCCTATCAAGGAAACTTCGTCATCGACGAAATGACCGCCGATGAAGTGCGCGAAGTTATCGCTTGCCTGCAATATGCGCTGGAACTGAACGGAGAGAAGGAAGGAGGTAAGGAATGAGCAGGACCGATGTAAACATGACGCCCGATGTAGTGGATGCCATATACAATCTGCAGCAACAAGAGTATGCCGCACTGTATGTCGACACACTGCAAAGACTGTTGGAAGGCATCATCCGCAACGATATGGGCAATGATGAGAACCGTCTGACCCTGGCCAGTGAAGTGCTGAGCCTGCAAGACATCTTGCGTTGCTTCATTCCGTAAGAGAAAGGAGGTAAACAATGAAAAATATCATGAATCCCGAACAGGTATATATCTGCGAAAATCATTATTATCACATGGAAAGCCGAAGAGACTACGTTAACTATTACGTCAGCATGACCAACGAAAGCATGAGCGACGTAACCTACGAGGAACTCATCGCCTTGCGCGACCTCATTAACGAACTTGAAAAGCGACACAACGAGGAATTGAAGAAAGGAGGCCGCGAATGACCCGACTTGAAGCCCTCCGGCTGCTGACCGTTCTCACCTCGAGCACTGCTACCGAAGAAGAAAAACGCATTGCCGCCATCAGGCTGCGCGAACTTATCGAGATGTTGCTACCCGAATAACGCCCGCGTTCACTTTAGTGGTTGTTTTTTGTTTCCAAAGAGCCCTTGCCTACACCGGCAGGGGCTTTTTTATGTCTCTGCAAGTTCCCTCGTAAAGTTTGCATAAGATACAGAGCGCCAACCAGAAAAGGGTTCAACAAGGGAAAAAATTCCCTTGTTTCTGTCGGACGACCCCGCACCGCCCTCTGAAAAAGCTCGAAACGAATATGTTAATTTTTATGTAATATGCTGGGCACCCCGCCCCCGTCGGCATCGAAAATAGCACAATCCGCTGTCCTTTCGCACGAAACTTTTTGCAGATACATTCGCAGCATGGAGAAACGAATACATCAACGCCAACTTCGCGAAATTATGGAACGAAGGCATCAGGGCAAGCCTGTAGAGTTCAGCCTGCAGTATTGCAAGCGCAGTACAGGCGAACTGGTAACTTATCAACGTGCCGTGCTGACATCATGGCACAGTGAAGGTGGCACGGTTAACGTGCTGCCAGCTGGAGAGACATCCCCCCGTAAGATACGCAGGTGCCTTATTACCCACATTAATGGAATGAAAGTCTATTTTTAAATGAAGAATGAAGAATGAGTAGTAAAGAATTAGCCGAACTGACAGGACGCGGATATACGCCATACGTGGTTATGAAAGGAGAAAAGAGCATGGTGAAACTTAGCGATAACCGTGATATCGTGACCGACAAGGAAGACAATGGCATAGAAGTAGTGCCCAAAGGCGGCAAGAACCCTATCAAGTTCATGCAACGTGGCCGTAACAACAACATGCCCTACGATGTGATGAAGCGTATAGGTACCAATGTCACGGTTGGTTCGAATGTAGAGTTCAAGACAAAGGTCATCTATGGTGACGGCATACAGGTATATCGCATGAACCGTGACGAGCAGGGGAACATACAGAAAAAGGAAGTGCTTCCATCTGATGAGCCTGAGATATTCGAATTCTTGCGAATGAACAACTACAACCATATACGCATGGAGATAGCCAACGACCTCGCTATATTCTACGACAGTTATATTGAGTATATCTTCAACCGGGAAGACCGCCCGAAAATCGTGCAGATAAAGTCAAAGGAAGCCACCTGCTCACGTATCAGCGAGATAGACGAAAAGACCGGTAAAAGCGAATGGCATGGATACAGCGCAGAGTGGCACAAAGGAACGCCCACCGACCTGATTGCAACCCCCCTGCTCGACAGGCAGGCACCACTTCGCGACCTGATGACCCGCATGGGGCTATTGCCAAACGATGAAGGCAAGAAGGTGACAGGCAATCAGCGGAGGTTCATCCACAACATTCAGATGAACACACCAGGTAGATTCTACTATGGTCGCCCGTACTGGTGGAGCATTTTCGCCAGCGGTTGGTATGATTTCTCCAGTGCCATACCTGTTTTGAAGAAATCACTTATCAAGAACCAAATGTCACTCAGGTACGTGGTTTATATTAAAGATACCTTCTGGTCAGAACTCTATAAGAACCACAAGGTCATCAAGGAAGATGAGCAGGTGAAGCTACGCGAAAAGTTCTTGAAAGAAATGAACGACTATCTGACCGGTGAAGAGAATGCGGGAAAGACCTTCGTCAGTCATTTCCGCTACGACCGTGTGAAAGGTACGGAAGACAAGGATATCATCATCACACCGTTGCAATCCACGCAAGACGGAGGCGAATATATTGAGGACTCGGAAGAAACGAGCAACACACTAAGCTACGGCATGGGTGTGCACCCCAGCATTATCGGCTCCAGTCCGGGCAAGAACAAGAGCATCAACGGTACGGAGGCGCGCGAACTGTTCATCATCACCCAAGCTCTGAACAAGACATTCCAGGAAGCAACCTTGGAGCCGCTCTATGTGGTGAAGGAAATGAATGATTGGCCAAAGGATATTTATTTCAGCGTGACCAACTGCCAGTTGACAACACTCGACCAGGGAACGGGAGCTGTGAAGAATACAGGCATCAAGCCTGAAACAGAAGAATGATGAACGAAAAATTAAGAATATGAGCTTATTGATAACAGACATAGAGCAACTTCGGGAAACGGTTAAAATGAATGCCGTCGTACCTTTTGAATCCTTGCGACCTTTTATTCAGGATGCGACCGACATTTATATTGAGCCGAATATAGGCGAGGCAACGTTGTCCAAGGCTGATGCTGACGAAATTTTGAAGGAAAAAATCTGCCGTGCCCTCGGACCACTGTCCGTATCACTGGCCACCGATGAACTTGGCATTCAGTACGGCGATGCAGGCATCACCGTTCAGAACAAACAGGGTGAGCGTTCACCGGCCAGTGATGCCAAGATAGCTGCGGCCAAGGCCAATCTCTACTATCGCGGCATGCAGGCACTCGACCGACTGCTCACCTATCTGGCCAATCACCCGGAACAATACCCTGATTATGGCGATCATCAGAAAAGCATCACCCCCATCTGCCTCATTCGCAGTGCAAGGCAGTTTCAGGACGAGGGACTCGTTGGTATTGACTATTCGACACTGAGTTATCGTGCCATGTTGCCTGTTCTGCTCCAGCTGCAGGTGCGCAATGTGTCCGAAATGCTGGGCGAAAAGCTGTATAGCCGTGTGATCGGCGGCGAACCTGACGACCTACGGCTGTTGTGTGTCCGCTACATGGCGGCAAAATGCGCTGAATTGCACACATCGCAAGCCGGGCGTGAACAGCGGCTGAACGGTAGTCAGCCAGAGTACACGCCTATGATACGCCCTATTTATGAAGACCTTCAGGAAACAGGGAACTACTATGCTTCGCAGGCAGACTACTACGCCGGTAAGATAGAAGCCTGGAAGGGCGAACACCCTGACGAATCAGGCGAGGATACCAGCGGTCGTGCGCTGCAGTGGAACGATAAAGATAAAAAGATATTCACCTCAATCAGCTGAACCATGCATACCATACAAATTAACGACGACCTCTATCAAGTGCCTCAATGCTGGGACGAACTCAAACCGAAACAGCTGGAATACTTGGCACGCATAAGCCAGGGCAAACAGCCTGTCGAGCAACTGAAAATACTAATGCTGCTATATTGTCTGAAGGCGCGAATGAAACGGACACCCGTACTGATGGGAATCAAAGCCAACAAGATTGTAGGGTCACAGAAAGAACGTCACTCCGTGCGCATCGGGCGGAGGGTCTATCGCTTAACAGCAGAAGAAGTATCATGCCTGGCAGATTTGTTCGGATGGTTGCTCAATTCAAGAACCATGAAGTATACCAATATAAAAGAATGGTATGTCAACTCCGGTCTTACCATCAACCCCTATCCCCGCCTTCTCATTCGCCTGCATCGTTTCATCGGCCCTGACGATGCCATGATGGACATAAGCTTTGAACAATATATGTACCTGCAGACCTATCTCGATGCTGTGACATCTGACAGTGGCAAGCTGGAGTATGCTATTGCTTGCTTATGGCACACAGGCAAATCTTTCGACATCAACCGTCTCGAGCACGATGCCCGTCTGTTGCGTCGGCTCTCAGCTAAGAAGAAAATGGTCATATACTGGTATATACTTGGAAGCCTGCAATGTTGGGCAGACAGTTATCCGCGTGTATTCAGTGGTGGAAACGGTAAGATAGTAGGCAATGTATACGACACTCAGCTGCGCCTGCTTGACTCGCTTGCCCATCACGACATGACCAAGAAAGACAGTGTTCGCAAGGGGCTTTTTATCGATGCACTCTACTCAATGGACGAGCAGCTACGTATTCAGGAAGCAATGAAGGAAAGAATGAAGTAAAAGCATTAATAATATACAAAAGTTTATTTTTATAGTGGAAACGTTTGGATAATATACAAATGTTTATTATCTTTGCAGAGTCATCAGAAAGATGATAGCGATGTTTGATACCGATGAAGAGCTAAAGGCTCGAGAGGAACTGCTGGAAAATCTCCGCACCCTCTTCCGCTATGAATCCACCCTAATTGCTGACGGTTGGTATTCGGAAGCGGAATTTCAGCAAGCTGTTATAGATGCCATCAACGAGTATCTGGACAAAGTAAGCTGAAATGAAAGAAACCCGGGGCTGCAATCCCGCAGCCCCGGTAATTTCTCAACATCGAACAACATCGCTTTTTAAATGACTATAAAAATAATCAGGATATGAAAGCTGAAGTAAAATGTCTGATTGACCGGTTTGTGGCAAACATACCTAATAGCAACACCGAAGAAGGTCGAAAAGAGTCTGACAGACTGCTAGCTGAAGCCATGGCACTCACCCAAACACCGGAAGAAAAGAAAGAAGCCGGAGCCTACATGCGTGAAGCCATGAAGAACCGGAACAGGAAGCGCACGGACCTGGACACCCGAACAATGCTGCAAGACATCAAGTCGGCGGTGTCCATGGCATACATCGCCGAACATTATTTCGGGAAAGGCCGTGCATGGCTGAACCAGCGGATAAACAATGCACCGGTAAATGGCAAGCCGACAGCTTTCACCAATGAAGAATTAAAGATACTGGCTGATTCCTTTAGCGACCTCTCAGATCGCTTGTCAGCTCTTTCTCGGTCAATACATCGCAGCCTCTGACCTAGGCAAAGGCAGCCAGCCCCTTCAGCAAGGTCTGACTGCCATCGTTAAAAAGGCGGAAGAAAAAAACTTCCGCCTTTTTTATTTGTCAAACAATAAACTATCCTTATCTTTGTTCTCGCCAAAATAAAAACGTTTAATATGAACCCCTTACCTCAGTGTAACCCGTAACCAGTCGGGTTCAGGTGTTTTAATCGTTCACCTGTTGGCGCGCTGTAGTGAGGGGTTCGCCCTTTGTTATATCATGGAACTGAAGGATTTCATCAAGCAAACAATCATAGATATCAAAGATGCCATACAGGAATTGAATGAAGAATTTGAAAAGGAAAACACGGTAGTCAACCCGACACACGTATGCGATAGCAGCCATAGCTACCTGGAAGGTTCGTACCGCAACGTGACAGACATTCATTTTGACTTAAGCCTGAATGCCACGGAAGAAGTAGGGAAAGAAGGAAAGATTGGCGTGATGAGCAGCCTGATAAATTTGGGCGGCTCTACAAGAAGCGGCAACACCAATGAAAACATCAACCGCCTTCAGTTTACGATTCCCGTATGTTTTCCCAGTCGTACTGTGAAGTGATAATCTTGCCTTTTGTTATAAAGTCATAGCAGCGGTCGGCATACCATATAATTTGATACCTGTCGCATCGTCCGTCGCTGACCCGTATGGCATATTGCAGGCAACGTTCGCGCAGCCGTCGTTCTCTCTGTTTCTTGAAAAAAGACAAGATGTTCATAAGGCAAGAATTATTTTCCACAAAAATACACCATTCAGTTTGCACTTCCAAAAAACTCTCTTTACTTTCGTTATTATTAAACTTAATACTCCGTTAAATTTATAGCTAATCCGTTGATAGCAAATAAGTTAATTAAT